TTTAATATCAAATGTAGCTTTTACCAACTCTCCTACATTAAAAGAAATTTTTAAATTTCCTGTAACCCCAGAAATAACTCTTTTTAAATCATCCTGATATACAATTAAATTACCAGCAGTTATAGGAGTTTCGGCCGGATAAAAGTGAACTTTTGTAATATTTCCGTCATCATCTTTTTCATCTTCCTCTTCTAAACCGCAAATTTTATACATTTCAGCTAACTTTGGAGGTAGTCCGCCTCTTAAAAGTGCACTTATACTTGCTTCTATATTAGTCCAATCAGCAATAGGGTAACTTTTAGTGCTACCAAGCCCACGACCAAGCTCTTTAACCTCAGTTGTCTTAACTTTTGGAGAAAAACTTGCAAATTCACTAATTGTAATTACATCATCAGCACTTGGAGTTGCATTATATTTTGCTAAAACGACTTGCTTATCGGTTAAAACTCTCGCCATTATTCAGCCTTTTTGTTAGCTTCAGTTTCAGTTTTTTTAGTATTAGTTTTGTTAGCTTCAGTTTCAGTTTTTTTAGTATTGCTTTTAGTTTTAGTTATTTTTTCATGGCTAATTTTCATCTCTTTACAAAGTTTTAATATCTTTTCATCATCTGTATAAACTTTTTCTACACCTTTTAACTGCTCTTTTTTAAAAAAATAAGGGGCAATGTATCTCCCTTTAAGCCCTTTAATTCTTTTTTCAGAATAGATAATTACTTTATTCACCTGTCATCCTTTATTTAGTTACTATTGCAACACCAGCAGTATTTTTAGTATCAACAACTTTTACCCAGTTACCGCTTGTTCCAAGTGTAGCATCATCAGGATTAATTCCAGCTGACATATCCCAGCTATAGCCTTTTACTTTTAGAGTAATAGCCCCCTCAAGTGAAGTTTTAATCACATGATTTTCCCCGCTTATATCTTCTTGAGTTACAATATCTTGAACTTCTGAATGCTGAACTACAACAGCACCGCTTACCAATCCTAAACTTGCATAAAGAGGAGTTTCATTCCCGTTATCACTATCTCCGTCACAATCCGCATTTCCAGCATTAAATGAAGGAGAATCAGTCACATAAACCGGTCTGTTTAAAGTAGCAGGGGTAGCATTGTATAAAATACCGCTAATTACTGTATCTGAATTTAGAGTTAATCCATCTCTGTATAAATCATAAAATTTAGCACTGTTCATAGTCCAAGAAATGATATTGTTCGCCATATCCCCAAATTTAGCAACACCATCAATTAAATCCTTAATTTGCAATACTCCATTACAATTTTTAGCAACTACTGCTTCATCATTGCTTCTAATTGCCGCATTAAGTCCAAGAAGCGCTTTATTTAGCATATAAATTGTTACTGCATCTCCAAGCTTTTGACCTATCATTCCACTTAGGGCATCAACACTTTTCCCATATCTTAAAATATCACTTCTTCTAAATTCAACTTTTTTCTTATAGTAAAGCTTTACACTCACCCACTCTTCTGTGCTTAAAGTCTCAAATACCGCTTCAGCAGAACTTTCAACATCTCTTCTCTCAGCTGCACCAATACCTTTAAAAAATAACTCCTCTAAAAAATCCCCTTTATGTGGGTTTGAAATAAGAGTAATTGCACCTTTACTCTTTTGAGTAAAGTTTCTCACATTTTGAGTAATTTGCTCTGTTAAAAGAGTTTCGATAATTTCATTATTTACTTTTATCCCCATTTATCTCTCCTTATTCTGGTAACTGTTCATAGGCTTCACGCCCGTTTTTTGCAATAAATTCAGCTTTTTCTTCTAAGCTCATCTCACTTCTTTTTTTAATTCCACCTTTATTTAAAGGATTAGTCGCCCCGCTTCCACTATTACCTTTACTTGCTAAAAGATGTGGCTTATTTTCAAAAAATTTACTTGCCCCATCTTTTAAATCCATTACTTCTTCACCATTTTTAAATACAACTTTTCCATCTTCTACATCTACAAAATGCTTAAGCGCTAAGCTTGCAACCTCTTTATCAACCACACCAATTTCATCAAGGATTTTATTAAGTTCAGTATTGATGGTAAGCTCTTTGTTTTTAGCTTCAAGAGAAGTTAACTTTTGCATTAATTCTTGTTTTTCAGCTTTTTCAGCTTCAAGCTCTTTTACGAGTTCAGCTTTCCCTTCTTCCTTTGCTTTTTTAATCTTTTCATCTAAATTGCTAAGTTCATTTTCAAGTTTGTTTTTGCTCTCCATTACCTCTTGCAAAGTTTTTTGCGTCTCTTCAAATTTAGTCTTATATTCCTGAGCTTCTTTTTGTAAAGCAGTAAACTTTTCTTCTAAAATCTGCTCTACTTCCTGCGAGATTTTGCCTTCTTCTAATAGCTTTTTAATGAAATCCATTTATCCCCTTTGTCTATTTTGCTTATTGTAAAAACAAAAGTCACTATTTTTTGGAAAAAAACGGGTATTTTTAAAAATATACTTATAAAAAAGGCAAAAAAATGATTTATGAATATGAAGATAGTTTTATAATCGATTCTATTGATACTGAAGAGCTTGAAAAAAAAGAGACCGAATCAATCACTGAAATTGAAAAAATGAATATTACAGATGAATTTTACAAAGAAAAATTAGTCAAATGTAGAGTATATATGCTCTTAGCAAGAGAACAGATGGAAAATGAGGGAATGTATGAAAAATATAAAATTTACGAAAGAGAATTTAACCGTTATCTGACTTTAGCTAAAAACAACAGCAAAATTATAAATGTCAGTAATATTCCGCTTGGGAGAGGATAATGTATAAATATTTAGTCGAAATAAAAAATGCTCTTTTAGAGCTTGATATTTTTAAAAGCGTAAAAATAGGTCTTGAAAAAGGTATTGGAAGCAAGGACACACCATTTGCAAGAATAGTTCCTGAATTTAATAGAAAAGACGGGCTTTATGAAACGCTTTCTTTTCAGATAATTTTCGGATTTGATATTAAAAATAAAGATTTAGAACTTCTATACCAAAAATATTACGAAACAGAAGAAGCTATAAAAAAAGCAATTGAGTATAAAAATCAGTGTTTTTTTATTGAAACAATCACAGATGAAGACAGATTAGCAAATCTTAAAAGCGCAATTATGAGGTTTGAAATAAGGAATATTAGAAGATGAAAATAAGACTTACTGACCTAAAAGAAACTATTGAGTGGCTAAAAAAAGTTGATGAAGATTTACAAAAAGAATTTTTAAGTGAAGTTACTCACGAAGCACACGAAAAAGCTGTTAAATATGCCGCTTCTCATAGAAAAACAGGGCAAATGGAAAAAAATATAAGAATGAAAATCAAAAAAGATGAAGGAGAAATTTATATCGACAGTGAAGGAATGTTGGTTGATTGGAGAGGTGAAAAAATTAATTATGCAGCTTTTGTATTGTTTGGGACAAGACCACATTTAATCTGCCCTAAAAACAAAAAAGCATTAAGAATATTTACAAAACTTGACAGATTTAGGTTTGAAGATAAATGTGTCCATCACCCAGGATACAAAGGAGATGATTTTCTCTATCGTGCCGTTAAAGACACTTTTAAAAGACTTGATGAAATTGCTAAAAGGATTAAAATATGAGTTTAACACTTCCTCAATACCAAGAAATATACAAATTCGCAAATGAAGCCTACAAAGGAGAAGGCGGGTTTTTAGATGGGAGCTATATTGATAAATACCCTCGTGAAAGTGATGAAAAATATGAAGAACGACAAAAAGTAGCATTTTATACAAATCTTTTTGCCCCAAAGATAAACAGATACATAGGCTATCTTTTTAAAACAACCCCAACAAGAGAAAGTAAAAATAAATTAATCCAGCTTATTTTTGATAATGCAGACAATCAAGGCAATGCAATTGATGTTTTTATGTCAAATTTTGCCAAAAATGCAAAAGTTAGAGGATGTAACTTATTGCTTATTGATATGCCTAAAAATCTCCCTGCGAATTTAAAAGAACAAATTGATAACCGTGCAGTTCCTTATTTTGTGGAAATACTACCTGAGAGAATAATCGAATACAAAATGGATTTAAGCGGTAAATTTGAATATATAGCTTTTAGCGACATAATTGATAATTCAACTTATCAAAATCAAGACATCACAAAAATAATAAGATATTATGACAAAAATGAATGGAAAATACTCTCACTTGATGGAAGTGTAATTGAAAGCGGCACTCATAATCTTGGAGTTTGTCCTGTTATTGCTTTTAGTGAAAACAATGAATTCCCTACACTTGGAGAATTTACTCAAATAGCTTTTCTTGCAAAAAGACATTACAACTTACAAAGCGAACTTGATGAAATTTTAAGAAGTCAGACATTTTCTATTCTTACAATAAATGCAGACAATCCAAGCGATTTAGAACTAAAACTTTCAAGCGATAATGCAATAGTTTATGCACAAGGATTTAACAAACCCGAATACATTGCCCCGCCTGCCGCACCTGCTGAAATTTATCAACAAAAAATAAAAGATATTGAAGCCCAAATTGATAAAATTGCTTTTGATATTGCAACAAATCAATCAAAAGAAAGTGGCATTGCACTTGATATTAAATTTCAAGGACTTAATGCAAGTTTAAGTAATTTTGCTATGAAATTAGAAGATTTAGAAAGAAGAACTTTTGATATAGTTTGCAGATATTTAGGCATCAATAACGATGTGAATATCATTTATCCAAAATCTTTTAATATCACAGACATTGAAAAAGAAATTCAAATATTAAGCGAAATGAAACAATTAGTAGAATCACCTACCTATTTTAAATTAAAAGCTTTAAAAATTATTTCAAACGATTTAAATACTATCGAGCCTGACGATTTTGCAGTAATTGCAAATGAGATTGAGGATAGTTTTAAAGAATAGGTCTCTCACTTGGGAAAGAATTCCCTCCTTGCCTTTTAAATAGTAGGTGGAGGTTAATCAAACCAATTCTTTTTGAGCTACTTTATGTCTATAACAAATCTCTTTTAATAAATTTACTTCCTCTTTTACTAAAGGGTCTTTTTTATCTAAAGATATTTTTTCTAATTTGTCATATAATTTTTTTAATTGATTTTCATATTCTATTCTTAAAGTTAAAGGCATTTTTTTTAAATTTTTTTCTAATCTTTCTAATTCGGGTCTAATCTCCCAAATATCATAAAATCCAACATTACTTGTTGGTATTGTTTCTAAATCTATCGTAAAGTTTTTTAAAATAGTCCTGTAATCCATTTTTAACCCTTTTTATTATTTTATCAGCATTTTTGTGGGCATCATAAAAGTTAACCCCACTACCATCTACTTTATAGCTTGTCATAATTTCCCCATTTTCATTAAAAATTACAGCCCAATTTCTAAATTCAGCTTCATAGTAAAGATTGTCCCAACTTTTATTATTATAAATTGCAATTGTAACCTTACTTGAGTTTGCTAAACATTCTAATGTTTTATTTATATAATCAATCTCATCTTTTATATGACCTTTTTGAATTCTTCTTTCTACATGCAACTTTAACTTTTCTTCATTTCTCCACAACTTTTTAAAACTCTCAATTGCATTTTCTTTTGAACTAACATCAAAATTTTCAAATTTTTTTAAAATTGCTTTTTCATATTTTTCCATATTTACATTATACAACTTTTCACCATTTAATTCAATATTAACATTTTTAAAAATATCCACATACTTTTTTATCGGATATTTCGGTCTAATCGTGTTAAATATTTTCTCAATATCTTCTCCGTTTTTAAATCTCTCTAACATCTCTTTAGAGCCTAAAATCTGTCTTTGTTCGTATTCACTAAATTTACTCATAGTTTCACTAACTGCATCTTTCCAAGATTTCCTTTTACCCTTTACTTTTCTATAATAAGGGTCATATACACAAGAGCAGTAAGGATGTAAAGGCAATGTTCTCATCTCTTTTTTAGGATAAATCCCCTCACCATATCCTAAATCAAGATGTGCATAAAAATCACAAATATCCCCAATTTTATGAGCAGTGGATAATCTATATTTTACAAATTTCACTTCTTCATCATCAAGCATCTCTTTTGCCCATTTACTCATACTTGCACGATGTATTTCTGTTTTTGCAATTCTTGTAGCATAATACCTTGCTTTTTCTTGAGCCGCAGTATACATCGCCCTTTCTAATCCCTTATAACTCATTTTATCAAGTTCTCTAAAAATATTTTTGTATGCAACTCTTAGAGGTTTTGTTTTTAGTTTTTCAATCTGTTTCATTATTTTTTTAATATTTTTAGGTCGCTTTAATTCATCTTTTATATATTTAGGAAGTGCATATTTATCTATTAAATCAAGTGGCTCTTTTTCTCTAAATCCATACCCTTCATATAACTCTTTTGTAAGTGCATTAATAGTTTTTTTTGATTTTATTGCATCTGTTAAAATTTTTGTAACATTTTTTGAGACTTCTTTTGCATTTTTATAAAGCATTTCACTAAGCAATACCGGAGTTACAGCAATTTCTCTATTGGTATTTTCAAAGTAAAAATCCCCTAAAATCTCATATAGCTTCTCTTCAATTAAAAATCTAACCTCTTCATTATAATTTTTTAGTTCATCCTCTACCATTTGCCCCAAACTTCTTTTATACCAATTGGGTCTATTATGGTATTTATCGAGTATTTTTTTTAAAAGTTCTTTTGCTAACTCTTCAATTCTTTCCACATTTACCCCTTACAATTTCCCTAATTCTATTTTCACTTTTTTCAAAAACCATTGCCGCATATCTTATAGCTTCGCTTCTTTTAATTCCTTGTTTTATTTTCTTGCACACAAAATCAATTATCTCTTCTTTTTGTCTATCTCTTACATAAATTCTACATCCCCTAAGTCTTTTAAGCACTTTTTGTACTTCTTTTTCACTAACTCCAATACTTACTAATGCCTCAATTAAATAAGTTTCATTTACATCAATCATAAGTATTTCACCTTTATTGATTTTGTTTTGCCTGATTTTTTGATATAAGGAGTTAAGGCATAACGAATTGCATCCATTGCATCATCATTGACTTTTACAGGCTCATCAAGTGAATTCCCATCTTTATCAACTTTCCAAGCATACAAATCAATCTCTTTTAGAACATTTACGCTGTTTTTTGTAATGTGAATATTAAATCCCTTAACAGTATTAATCCCCTCAAACACACCTTTATTTGCTTTATCTATCTTAACCCCTGCAACTCTCCATTCACTTATCAAATCCGGTCTTGCACTATCTGCATAAATTTGAACCTTTTTCATCCAAGAAGCATTTTTTTTAGCCCACTCCACGACTTTTGGATTATCCCATTCCCTTTGTCTTTTGGATTTTCAAGCAGATATTCATATCTCTCTTTGCCCATTATTTCAATCAATAATCCTTC